GTCATTTGTAATTGCGGCAATGGCATCAATAAAACATCTCACCGTCTTAAGTTGTTTTGAAAGAACCACATTATAACGGCTAACTGTGGCTTCGTCAATGACTGTTCGCACTTCAGGATCAAGATAGAAATAGTGTAGTTCTTTCCAAGCGTCATGAATTGCATTTAAATGGTCATAACCTTGCAAATCACTGCGTCCCAGACGTATAATCAGTTTTACTGGATCAGCCACTGTTATCCAACCGTATCTAGTTAAAATGATAAATCTAGAACTAAAATACATGGAATCTTTCAAACATAGCACTTTTAATTCGAAATTTAGTTCTTCTGCGGCAATGGTGGATTGGTCACGTATATTTGTTGATATTGGAAAACAACAATTATTGTCATCACCACCAACTAGCACTAAATATGCCTCTTCAATGGGGTACAAGTATGCTAAAACCATTATTAAGACAATAGTATTGCCTAACCAGGTTAAAGAATCACCTGACCGCCTTTGGTAACCTACTTTGTAGGTTACCCCATATCCAGGAGAGGTCAGAAGACACAATTCATGAAATTGTTTCCACATCTCAATTAATGTGTTATCTAATCCAAACTCTTTAAAAAGCCGGCACTGTGCTTCCAACATCACACTATCTTGACTTTTATCATATTTGCTAATATCTAATTCCATACTTTGAAAAGCAACATTTGACAGTCTACTATCTATTATCCCGTGTAGTTCTTCCCAGGTTACCCTAGTGTTCATAACTATATTTGGTTTTAGGCATGCTAATAGTTTGACTAAGACACCTTGAAAGATCGGCGCAAATAGACTTGTCCAAAATGGATGGTGTGCTGTGACTAATTGCCCTGGTGGCACCGTATCAACGTGACTATTGTCTAATTTTGGTTTATGATCTGAACGCACAATACAGTAGTACTTAGATCCGTTGATTGTCAATGGCTCCGCACCAATTATGGCTAATTTGCGTCTACCATCTCTAGTACTCCACCAATGCTTTCGTAGCTCTTCACAGTTGTAGGGTATTACAAGGTTTAAGTGCTTTAGTTTTTCTCTATCAACCTGGCGCATGAATCCTTCCACCAATTTGTTTGCTCTTTCAGGTGCATAATCGACCTTCTGTCTAGGGGGGTCAATTGTGCGCTTGTCAAAAGCCACAGCAACATCCAATGGATGATTCATAGCCCTTGGTGGTTGTGGCGTTTTTAATAACGGGTGTATTGCTG